TTAAAAACTGCTAAAAGATCTTTAAATATTTTATTTTCTGAATGGGGAAATAGAGGACTTCAGTTTTGGGAAGTAAAAAATCAAAACGTTACATTAGTAGACGGACAAGCGGTATATACTTTTTATCGTTCACCTTCTGATGGAACTTCTTCTGGTATTTCAACTACATTATCTGCAGGAATAAATACAAGCGTTACTACAATTGGAGTTGCTTCAGTTACAGGTCTGCCAACAACTGGTGGAATAATTATTATTGGAACTGAACAAATTACTTACACAGGTATTTCTTCATTAAATCTAACTGGATGTGTAAGAGGTGTTAATGGAAGCACTGCTGCTACACATAGCACAAGTGACGCTGTTTTACAATTTCCTATTGGAATGACAGACATTCAAGAAGCAGACTACAGAGTTAAATCTACTTCAGTTGATACACC